CTGCAAGACCGGGCCCGCGGGCGAGAAAAAGCGCTTTAGCGCCAGCGCCTCGGGTCCGGCGAAGTCGAACACCGCTCCACTGGCGAAATGCACCTGCGCATGAGCCTCCGCGCAGGCTTCCGGCGGAGCGCTTCCGCCGAACCTCACTGCCTCGATGGCTGCGAGGTTGAGGATGACGCCGCCCACCTCGATGAACTTTGGTTGCATATGTTGGGGAATTCGCCATTATCGGCGCCAACGTTCACGCCTTCCCCCGCATCGCCGCAAGCAGTATCTCCGGCAGCGCCAGCGTCGTCCGCAGCGCCTTAGCCGCTCCTTGCGCCCGCGTCACTTCGTGCGCGTCGCCGGAGGTCTCGCAAATCGTCCTGTGCCTCTCCAGCTCCTGGCGCAACCGGTCGACGAACAGGTGCCAGGACTCGGAGTCCAGCATCTTCAGAAACTGCTCCCGGTCGATGGCGTCCAGCCGCCGCGAGACGATGGCGTTAGGTTTCATTGGCTAGCCTCGCCACCCAGGCGTCGAAGCCTTCTTCGTCGCCCTGGCTGCCCCCCAGCACCCAGTCCAGACAGTACAGCCAGGCGCGCGCGTGGTCGTACTCGTACTCATTTGCCGGCTCGTAGGTCCGGGCGCGCAGCGTCTGCACCTGGCGAGCCACCTGCGCTCGCCTGCGGGCCAACGCCGCCCGGCAAGGACGTGGCCGATTACTGCTCATGCATCACCTCCGGATGCCCGCTGTAGATGTTGGGGCCCTCCGCCGCCGGATTACCGGCGGGCTCGGTAACGGGTCCTCCGAACAGCCCCTGGGGCATCCGCAACGGCTTCGCTTTGCCCGCAAGTTGTTGTACGGCCTGCGCGGCCTGCTCGACGATCGCTTGTTGCAGCTTCTTCATCTGCAACTGCTGGATATGGTCGTGGTAGTGCGCGATCAGCTTCTTTACCGCGTCCAGGTCTCCGGTCGGCCCGTTCGGGTTCTGCTCGGACATCTGCAGGTCCTTCATGTGCCGTACCAGGTGCGCCTGATCGTTATCCGCCGGATTGACGTGGACGTCTTCGCCGTGCAGCAGCTCCACCCATTCGTCCTTGGGATCGATCGAAACGTCCGGCGCCGGCGGCTTAGGCACCGCCTTGGCGAAGTCCGGATCGTCCAGCGCCTCGTGCGCCGCCCGCGTCGCCTCCCACAGCGCCTGCGGGTTCTGCACCACCAGCGGATTCTGCAGGTCCAACTGGTACCGCGCCAAGGCCTGTTCCTTTTTCGCCTCCCGCGAATGCACGCTGGAGGCGAACTGTAGCCGGAAGTCGTAGCGGCCGTCGCGGTCCTCGAGCGTCAGGATCGACCCCCCGTTGTTGGTCTCGAATATCCCGTCGGCGTCGTCTTCCGTGACGCGAAAGAAGGTCTGCGGGCTGCTGAAGATGTACTCGAGATCCCAGAAATGCGACAGAACGCCCGACATATCCTCGCGCAGGACCTTGTTGTCCAGCGAAATACGGACGTTACCCTCTTCCAGCAGGGCGACCGTCTGCTTGGCGGTTCGCGGCGCGTTGGGCCGGTCGCTCTGGCGCCCCATCTGCAGGTCGGACATCCCGGTCAGCTTCTCGCCGTACGCCAGGACGCACTGTTCCTTCCACTGGGCGATGTCCATGTTCGCGCCGATTTTGAGCTGGATTACGTCGGTAGCCGGGTTGTCGAGCGGAATCGCCAGGCCCGGCTCGATCTTGAACGTCTCCGGGTTCATACCGCTCCCGGGCCGGTAAGCAATCGGCGGGTTGATGGCCAGTTGCCCCGCCTCGGTGGCTTGGTTGTGATTGGCGCACAGCTCGTCCTCGATGTCGATGAGTAGCTCGGCCATCCCCGGCGACCAGTAAGTGCCGTCCTTGAACATCGACGCCTCGGTGAACGGACGCCGGTTCCGCTTCGTCGGGTACAACTGCGCCAGGTCCTGCACCCCGATGACCAGGCGCAGGTCCCACAGGTAGCGCACCACGAACTCCCGTTGCCGCATCTCGCGCTTCTTGAAGTCCCACTCCGCGGCGTCCTTCACCCCGCTCTTCAACGGCCTCCAACGGCCGTACCATTCGAGCACCAGCAGAGACTCCCCGCTGGATAGCGGCCTCTGATACAGGATGCCCTCCGCGTCGTCTTTCTCCTGTTTGACCTCGTCGCCTTCGTACTCGCGCTGGATGCCGTGCTGCGCCATGTTCAGGATGGTTTCCCAGTGCTCCTTGATGCCGCGGTAGCGTCCTTTCTCCTCGCCGCGCAGCAACTGGTCCGGGGTCGCCCGGTACTTCCGCAAGCAGAACGAGAACTCGTGCAGCGTGGAGACTTCCTCGGCCGGCACGATGAAGTCGTCCGGCCACAACGGAACGAAGTCCGGCCCCTCGTACTCCACCACTTCGCCTTCGTCTTTCGGCGACTCCTTGCCCGTCAACGGATGTTGGCAGTGCTCGCAGGCCTGCGGCGGCGCGCCTTCGTCCCCCAGGGCGTCCCGGCCGCAGTTCTTGCAGTTGTAGAAGGCTTTCCCCTAGGGAGCCGGGACGTCGAACGAATCCGTCTTCCAAGGCGAGTACGCCACCACGCGCCCGAACACCAACTTGAACAGCACGAAGGCGCAGAACTGCGGCACCAGTTTCATGCTGTTGAACACGCGCCAGGTCATATACTTCGAGACCTTGGCGTCGCGCTTGTAGTCGGAGGCCCCCACCGGCACGGCTACTATCTCCGCGTCGTCTCCGAACAGCGCGTCCATTTCCTTGGCCCACTTCGTCAGCACGTTCCAGCGAACGTAGGGCACCGGCAGGTTTGCGGCGGTCTCCTCGCCTTCGTTCGGCAGGTTCACCATCGCCCGGAAACGCCGGTAGTACTCGCGCCAGCGCTTGATGCGTCGATTGTGATCCGCCAGCGCCGCCCGGTAATCCGTCTGTATCCTAGTCGCGATCCGGTCCAGCTCGGCCTTGGGCCAGTTCAGTTGGAAGTCCTGCTGCGTCATTCGGGCCCCTTCGCTTCCACCTCGTCGCACCACTTGTTCAGGAAGCCGGCAAGTTCGCTCGTCCGGCTGGAGACCTCCCGCAGATACGTGGCGAAGTTGCGTAGCCGCTCCGTCGCCTCATCGATACCCGGGCCGCCTCCCCTGGCGCGGCGCCGCAACTCCCGGTCGTACTGCTGTATCCCCTGCTGGATAAGCCTGTTCACCTCGCAATGCACGTCAAGCCCGTCCATGTTTTAGTGCCTCCTCGTACATCGCTGTCAGCTCCCCGATGTGGAACCGCACCAGCCCGTCCTCGCCCAGCAGCAGCGTCGCCATCAGCTCGCTCAGCACGTTGTTGAAGTCGTGCAACGCCGCGCGCTCGCGGTCGTGGCGCGGACTCCACCCCGTCTCGCGAACGCGCCCTCTGGTCGGTTCAGCGCCGCACACGAACGATGGCCCCCCTGCTTTCGGATTCGCCGCCGCGGCCGTAGCGAGTCACCCGCGGCGCTGGCGTCGTCTCCCGGACCGCCGGCCGCGGCATCCGGGTAACCACGATCAGGGCCAGCGCCAGGGCGATAACCGTGTCGTCGTGGCAGCCGGTCTGGTGCTCCGCCTTGCCGCTGGCTTTGATGACGAACGTCAACAATTCGCCCGCTGTGATCGCGTCGTGGATCGTGATTGCAAGTTGCCTGAGCGTCTCGTCAAGCAGGCTGATAAGGACCGGGCGGCTTACCCCGCTGGTGTCCCAGCCGATGCGGTCGCCTCTCACCTGCGGGTCTCTGTCCGGCGTCGTTGGCCGGTGGTAGATCAGCGACGACGGGTAATCCGCGTTGAGGATCGCCTCCAGCATGGATACCCCGCCGCCACCCGGGTTGCGCTCCCCGCAAATCTGCGCCATGTTGTACCAGCGCGCCAGCCTGGCCATGTAGCGCCCCGTTTCGCCGGGCATCATCCTAGCCCGCAAAATGGCAACCTGCTCTCCCGTGTCCCGGTCCAAAACCTGGCCAACGCTCCAATCCGGATCGCTGTGTCCCTCGTTCTCTCCTTCGTCCAATCCTTGGGCGCAGTCGGCGCCCAATGCGTAGATACGGCCTTTCTCGGGGCGCCTCCATACGCGCAACGCCCCATGCTCGGCTGGAAGCAAGGCTATGCGCTTCTCGCCCGCCCCCATATCTGCGGTCTCCAGCTCGCCGCATAGGGCTTCCGCTTTCGCGTAGGATTTGTACACGTGGGGAATCGAGAAACGGTTTCTGGAACTGGCGCTGAAGGCTTCCTCCGGACACGCCGGGTGCTCGCGCCGGAAACGTGTCAGGTCGCCGTTGAAGTCGTTGTAGAGGGTCCACCGCCGCCAGGCTAACTGTTCCAGGCTCAGGTTGTACTTCTGTTTCAGCTCGCGTTCCTCGGCGGAGAGCGAGTCCTGGAACCTGTCCGCCGGCACTGCCAGCGGCATCCGGTTTAACGGGTGTTCCCACCACCCCATGAAGATGCCCAGCCACTCCGCCTCCGAGGAAGAGTCGGCCGCCGCCTGCCACATTTTGTGGAAAGTATCCCCGATGCTCTTGGCCGTGCCCTCGATCACTGCCGTGGTCTCCGGCAGTTTCGGGAGCGCCGACATAACCGCGGCCAGCGTTCCGGCAGCGTCGGCGTAGTAAGGAAACTCGGAGAAATGGACGTTGGTGATGCGAAAACTCCGTCCGAAGGTCGCGTTGCCGGCCGTGTGGACCTGAATAAATGAGCTTTCCGGGTCTCCTCCATACTGGAAGTACAGCCGGTCGCTCAGGGCCCGCGATGGGGGCAGCCCGATGGCCCCGGCAAAAGGCCGGTACTTTTTGTGGAAGCGGTCGTAGATCCCGAAGATGTTGAGCGTCGACGTCTCGTCGTGCGCCAGGACGACGGTGTGAACTCCCGCCTGGAACGCCGTGTTGTGGTAAAACTCCGCTGCCGTTCCCGTGGTCGCCTGAATACGCCGACTCTTCAGATACAGGATTCGAACCGGCTTGCCTGCGTTCCGTTGCTTCCCGATCGCCTCGTGCAACCGCACTTGCCCCGGCGACAGAATCATCGGCACCAGCTCCCGATGCTCCGTCTCGACGATGAGCGATTCTGCGCAAAACCTCGCGTGGTTCTGGAAGCCGAGATAAATATCCTCGGCGTTCACGCGGCCAGCTTTTCGGCGAACTGCCGGGGTCGGGCCGGCATCTGCCGGCCCGTCAGAGTCGCGGCCACTTGGCGGCGCGCCGACTCCAGCTTGCCTCGCGTCCAGGCTGGCGGCCGTCGTAGCTGCCGCGCGATCGCGTTGGCGCTCTCTCCCGCCAAGTAGCGCCTCAGCACGCACCCCTCGTCCCGGGGTAGATCGCGGATCGCCGACCACAGCAGCCGGACTCTCTCCCGCTCCGCCGCTTTCGCTTCCGGCAGCGGCGCCCGGTCGCGAAGTTCTGCCAACTTGAAGCGCGCCTTATAGAATTCGCTGTGGTTGCCGGCGTCCAGCGTGGCCTCGGTCCACGAGTCGATCGACTCGTGTAATTCTTCCTGAAACGCTCGCCTGCGGTGG